GTAGTATCTAAATCTCTTACATCAACACTTTGTAATCTCCCAGAGTGAACTATTTTATTTTTTTGTTCAAATGTTCTGATTAAATATCTAATGGTTGTGGAGTCTAGATACTTAAACTTCTGGCATGGTTTGGATTTATCTTTGATTAATCTTTCAACATGTTTTAGTGATCTCATAACAAACTCCTTAATAGTATTTATAAGGCTAAAAAAAGGGGGAGCGAACCCCCCCTTTAGTATTCTTTTCAAATATTACATTAAGTTAGAAACTTTAACTTTTCTGTAGTACTGATTAGTTGCAGATGCAATTGAAATCGCACCGTTTGCAGCAGCAGCAACCGTTCCAGTGTGGAATGGGTTAGCAGCAATACCGTAACGAGTTTTGAAACCAATCTTTGGTTGGAATGTATTCTCACCAACTGCACGAACCATTTGTAGTGGAACGTAAGGGCAATAGAACATACCAGCATCGTAAGGTGAAGTACCTTTGTAACCAACAATGTAGTATTGTGAGGAAGATACGTTTGCAGAGTATGGGTCTACATAGACTTTAAATCTACCGTTCATAACACCAGCGAAAGTAGTTGATGTGTCATCTACGTTCAAGTTGTTATTTAGAGCAGGAGTATAGTCTAGAACACCAGCCATTTGAAGGGCAGATGCGACATCAGCGGAACAGATAATCATGTTACCTTTTCCTCTTCTTGTCTGTTGACCGATTGCGTTTGCATCTCTTTCAAGAGCGAACATCAAACCTTTAAACTTCTCAACACTCCAACGTCCGTTAGAATCTGTGTCTAAGTCAAAGATACCAGCGTTAGTTGTATTTGTTTGAGCACCTTTTACAGCAGAAACATAAATGTTTCTTACAACTTCTCTGTTGATTTCAGCAAGGATTTCAGCAGATAGGATGTTTGCAAGTTCTGTCTCAGCGTCTAAACCATGAATTGCTTTTAAGTCTTGTGCAAGTTCCATAGTGTATTCTGCTTTAAGAGCACGTGTTACAGCAGTAACAGTATGCTTCTCAATTGAGAACGCCATTTCAGCAAACTGATTTCCAGCAGCGTCACCTAATGCTTCTGCCTGTGCAGTTGTCATACCAGTTGCACTAGTATAAGTTCCAGCAGGACTGTCATTAAGAACAGATGGATTAGTTTCACTTGAACCAATATCTCCACCACCGACATCGCCAGCAGCATTTTGGTTTGTATGATCTGGTAGTGCTTCATCAACAAGTGCTTCTGCACCGTCCATTGAAGCAAATCTTGCCCTCATTGCAAAGATTAAACCAGTTGGCCCAGTCATAGGTTGCACACCACAAATGTCATATGCAATAAGATTAGGCATTGATCGTCTTACTAGGGAAATTAAAATTGGATCCCATGTGTCTAGAGAAGCGTTACCACCAACAAAGTTTGTTGGAGCGGCTTCTGTCATGAATGCTTTATCTTCTTTTAAAGCTTTCTCTTGGTTCTCTAGGATAATTGTAGTAACGGCCCGTCTGTAACTATCCGAAATTTTTGGTAATTCTGGATGTTCTAGGACTGGCTGCCACTTTTCTTGTAAATGTTCTGTTTGAAACATGTGTTCCTCCTTATTTAAACAATTTTACGTTATTATTTCGTATTCGCACTCTTGACACTTCTACCTATGGCAGACATGTAGACATTCATAGTATCAGTTGTGTCAATGTCCTTTACGGTGCCAGTTTCTACATCATCAATTGCGCCAACCACCTCTTTAATGGTTCTTGGAAAGTAACTTTCTTTCAAAGTATCAATTTTCTCTCTAAATGATTCTTCGTCAGTGAAGTCAACTTCTCTAACCAGCGATTGAAACTTTTCAATTTCAGTTTCAGCCAAATCAGTAACACTCTCTGATATGACCTTTTCCCTCACTAGTTTAGCATTCATTTCTTTAGCTTCAACTACCTTTTGGATAGTTTCGTCCAGTTTGCTTTCTAGTTTAGAAATCTTGTCTGATTGTGCCTCAAGTACATCGTACTTTTCGTCAGGCACGTCTACATAATGATCTTCAAAGAGTTGTTTCAATCCAGAGATAAAGTCCTCAGCAATTTCACCTTTTAGTCCACGTTCAATTGCAAGTGTATTCTCTTTCATCCATTCTTCGACAACGTAATTTAAGTAGTTGTCAACTTTTTCCGATAGGTCGTCTTTGGTTTCATTAATTTCAGAAGTAAGTTCGTTCTTATATTCTTCTTCAAGACGTTCTACTTCTTCTCTTACCTTAGATTTAACTGCAGCTTCAAATACTGTTGCAGCTTTTTTCTTAAATTCATCTGTTAGTTCAGAATTTTCATCGTTCATAAGTGCATCGACATGTTCTTTAACATCTATGTCTGCAACTCTTTTCTCGATTTTTTCTGATTTTTCTTTAGAAGCTTCGTCCATGTCCATTTCGTCCATCTTATTGTACATGGCCATAAGTTTTTCCATCTTTGACTTAGGCATAGATGCCATCGCATTAATCATCTTGTCTTTCATTTCCATTTTAGTCATTTCTGCGATTTCTTCTTCACCTTTTACGTTCTCATCGCCTGCAGCGAGAGACTTAGCAACTTTACCTTCTCCATCATTTGGTGAATCCATTTTATCTGAACCACCTTGTGATTTCTGTTGAGCGTCGCCTGAAACTTGTTTAGCTTTAGCAGCTGCTTTTTTACCAACATCTGCACCAGCAAGATTACTTGCTTTAACTGCATCTTTAGTTACAGTTCCTTCTGGTTTTGCACCACCAACATCGTCTTTGCCAGTTGCACCATCAGTTGGAACAGATTCTTGTTTTTCTGCTTTCGCAGCGTTCTTCATAGGAGCATCGGCATTGGCTTCTTCTAATTCACCAAGTACTTCAGCTTCCAATTCCTCAATGGTTTTGTCTAATTGATCAGCCATGGGATTCTCTCCTTTATTATTTAACTCTATGGTTATTAACTATTATTTATAAATTACAACATTTTGAGGAACTTAGCAAATTCTAATGCTTGATTTGCAGCTTTCCCTCTCTCAAGTCTTTGTTTCATCTCCACCAAATGTGGTTCAAGATAACTTCCATTATCCCATACCCACTCTTTTCCTTCCATGATACCTTCCACGAAAGCAGATGGAGCCGATGGATCAGCAACGATGTCAGCCGCAGTTGCGAGCATGAAATCTTTGTTTACATAGTTTGCACCACCTTTTGATACTAAACTACCCATACCTCTTGATGAAACACCTAATGTAGCACCTTCGTCCATAAGACTTTTTACAATCTTACCCATAGGTGTGTCCATTATTTTTGCCTCTCCGATAAAATTTTTACCTTCAGCAACCAATGATGTTATCAAATGAGATGCTCTTTCAAGATTTACAGTCGGCCCTTCTGGGTGACCTAATTCTCCGAAAGCTCTCTTTTTCGTTATGAAGTTTTTATTATACTTACCCACTTCATTAGTCAATACTTCCATAGGATAAACACGGCCATTTCGGTTCTTTATGTCCGCCTGCATGAAAACACCACGAATTTTATAGTTCTTCTTACCATCAGCAGCTTCTTCTGCGATAAAATGAACATCTTGGATATCTTCTGTAATTAATTTTACTAAGCGCATTTGTTTACCTTTTCCGAAATCTTATATTACTTTTATTTATAATTATAAAATGTTCTATAATTATTTAAATTCCAGTTTGTCCTAGAATGATTTCTTCTACATATATTTTGCTGTTAGAACCAGCAGTCTCGTTAATGTGTGATATACTGTAACATGATCTTGCAGTAGCATCACCAGTAAATGTTGCAGTACTACTACCATCAACAGCACCAAGTGTGATTGTTGTAGAACCCACAGCAGATACATTAACATTTGTTAACAGTGTATTCCATGCAGCAACATCAGCATCCACTACAGATATTTGATCACCTACAGCAAAAGGATGATTTATACCACCACCTTCTCCTCTTTGTGCAACTGTTAATACAACTGGATCAGCAGAAGTTGCAGACAAAATTTGAATTGCGTTTGGTCTTTCTTCTGGTATCATAGTGATTACAGTACCCCCATCTATATAACTTCCGTTGGTTGCTGTAACTGTTGTACCTTCTTGTGTTATTTTAACAAAACCATTCTCTCCACCATGTTCCGAAATTCTGATAGCAGAACTTGGCCCTAATGGCCCCAGAACTAACGAAGCCGCAGAATTGTTGGCTTGAACGATTTTACCAATATGTCGTAACATTTTAAACGCCATTTTATTCTCCTATATGTCTAAAACTTCTCGTTCAAAGTACTTGAATAAATCTTTCTCTGGAACGCTGTTCTTTTTTGCAACATCTTTGATTGTTTTTTCAAAAGTATTTAGGAAATCGGAAGGTTTATCGTCCATAACTTTAAAAATTCCGTCCACAGCTTTCTTCATCCTAGGCGACAATTTCTTGTACTCCTTAGATTTTTTGTGTTCGTCCTTTTCAAGAACTGTACTATATAAACCTTCAAATATCATTATTCTTCTGTTTCATTTGTATTTGGGAGTCCATCTCTAACAAAAGACTTTGCAACTTCTTTTCTTTTTGATTCAAGAGCATCCCCTACTTTGGTTTGAATTGCGGCCTTAAAAGCATCTTCTGCCTCAAGGTTATTCTTATTCACAACTGCATCAACAAACTCTTTACTTGTCGCCATTTTCATCTCCATTTGGTTTAGGTTTTGGTTTATCTTTGGATTCATCATCCCCACCTTCTGGTGGCACCTCGCCTCTAAATTTCGCAACATCATCAGCAGGAAGAGCACCACCATCTACTTGTGGATATCTAGTAATACCATCTGTTGCAGTTGGAACATTAACTCCACCATCTTCAACATCCATACCAGCCTCTTTCTTAATTTGAAGTTGCATCTCATCTACTTCAGCATCAGTCATATTCAACACATTTCTCAATACATATTCTTTTGAAAAGAATGTGCCGATATAAGGTTCTATCGTTGATAAAGAGTTTAACCTACCCTCTAATAGTTCTGCTTTCTTTAGTTCTGCAAAATGTCCGTCTTGTAGAAAATCATATTGAATATGTTCTACCATTTTCGGCCAATCTTCTATACCAATTACTCCTTTTAAGAGTAGTTGTGTTTTTAGAAGATCTGTTAGTAGTGGTGTAAACCTCTTCCTCATTCTCTGAACAAACTTAGTAAATTTAAGTTCATCCCTTGTAATCTCTGTACTTCTACCTAAACTAAATCCTTCTTCTGCATTTAATCTAGCTTGTGGAACATTTAATGATTGATACAATTTCTTTTTAAAGTATTCAATATCATCAATCTCTCCAAGATTAGAACCGCCTGGTAATGTAGTAATTTCTGTTCCTCTACCACCTTCTCTTCGTGGCAACCAGAAATCTTCTAGCATTGACATGTGATTTCTATCATCTTTAATTTCACCAGTTTGAGCATCATATACCAGTTTGTTACGATATCTGTTCATAACATCTTTTAGGTATTGTTCTGCTTTAATCTTAGGTAAGTTACCCACATCAATATAGAATATACGTCTTTCAGGCGCCCTTGATATACGATAGATAACAAGTGCATCCTCAATCATTCTAAGTTGATTAACTGGTTTGATTGCTTTGTGTAAGTATGAAAGTACATGACCTTTGTTTTGGTCAATTAATCCAGATGGACAATAAGAGATTGAATCTGCAGCGACTTTAATACCTTGATTAGAACCACCTCCTACACCAATACCTTTTTCATTATACATGTAGTAATCTTCTACATCTGTAATGAGTTCCATTGATTGGTGAGAACCTTTGCCTTTGTCTTTTTTAATCTCTCTTACTTTTTTAATCTTTTTAGGGTCGATGTATCGTAATTCTACAATACCTTGTCTGGGGTTCTTCTTATCAATTACTTTATGATAAAACAATCTTCCATCAACATACCAACGTCTGAATATGTCGTGACCTTTAGCTTCAAAGTCTAGTAGTTGTAAGACTTGTGAAAACTCTTCCCTAATTCTTCTTTTGATTTTGTCTGAATAACCAAGGTTATCAAGTACAACTTGAATCGCTTGATCTCTTTCATTAGAGACAATGGACTCGTTAACAATATCTTCAATCGCAGCATCGCACTCTGCCTGTTGGGCAATGTCTCGATATCTACGAATGAGGTCTTGTTCAGTCCGTTCTCTTCCGTCTGTGTCTAATATTTGAGCAAAATGTCCACCACCAGCGACTTCAACAGTTCCGTCATCAGTTTTAGGTGGGGTAAATTTCTCTACCCCACCAGTATCTTTTATTTTCTCAAATTTAAATCCAAATAGTTCCGCCATTATATTACTCCAAATTTCCTACTACTATTTAGTAGGTTTCATAACTTATATATTTGAGGGTTCAAAATGTTGATAACGCCATGTAACCTCGAATGTTTCAATTTCTGTTGCTTCAGCAGTTGTTAAATCAATCTGTGAAACAGTCAGTGGAAACGCATTTCTAAAAATGTAAGATTTAAGGATTGTATCATCTCTGTCTAATTGTTCAACTGTTAAATCAGTTTGATAATCAGACGGAGCAATTGATCCAGTAGCATCGGCATAATTATTAATACCGTTCTGCCATCTTTCCATTGCGTTTCTAATCATAAAGTCAGTATCATTATAAAAAGTAGTTGTCCAAGTTTCTGGAGCAGGTCTGTCACCAGCCATATAAATTGTTCTACCTCTGAATGGTATTGCAATCTCACCTAAAGTACTTGCAGGCAAGTTGGTTGCAGTTACTAGGAATGAAGTTCTACGAACATCCAATCCAATAGTAATTCCAGAAGGTGGAGTTAACGTCACTTTAAATTGGTTGGCACGAGCACCACCACCGATAAGATTTGCTTTGAAATCGTCTATTTTAGCCATGATTAACCTCCTACCTCTGTAAATGCGACACCAGTTCTTACGGCGACAAAGTTAAGAGTAATAAAGTTGATACTTCTGTTAGGTTTAACATAGATATCTGCAACAAACTCATTTCTGTCAATTACTTGTCCAGTATTATTAGTACCGTCAGCAATAACCTTAAAGTCTGTTATTCCTCTTCTTCCTTGTACATCTCTAAGGAATGGTTCTACTAAGTTTCTAAATTGCGCCCTTGTAAATTCATCGTTGAACTCAAAGAGTTGGAACTTAGCAGCAGTTGCGATTGCTTTTTCTAATACCAAGAACAACCTTCTAACATTAATTCTGTCAAAAGCACTTGGTTTAGTTAATGCAGTCTTATCACCGAATAGTACAACACCCTGGCCTGGAAAGTTAACAACTGGATTAATCCTTGCACGATACAAGATATCTCTTTGAGATTTACTTGGATTGAAAGCAAGTTTTACAGCACCTCTAACATTTCCTCTATTGAAACCGCCTGGTGAAAACCAAGGGTCAGCAACATTGTCAGTGTTTGCACATAAACCAGCAGTGTCACCATTTAATGGTACAAACCTAAACTGGTCATTATATTTGTCATACATGTATTTGTAACCACTATCAAACACCATATAAGATGATGATGGACAAGCATCAAATGCTTTTTTAACATTATCAGTTTGTTTCACGGAGTCTGCGATACCAACTACAGAATTTCTGTAAGGTGATACGAAACCCACACAATCTTTTCTAAACTCAACCAAATCTGTAATCATAGTTACATGTGTGTCATGTCCAGTTAGTGTATCTGCAGCAACACTTGACGGCCCACCTAATACTAGGTTGATGTCAATACTTTCTACATCTTTGAACTTATCATATGCAAGTGCAATTTCCCCTGCTGAAACAGCAAAGTCATCTGAACCACCGTTAAGTTGTGCTTCATATGCACCAGTAACAGATGTATAAGAACCACCTTGTTCCAGTAGAATATCACCACCAGCGTTAGTTGATGAACCATCTGTACCATCTAAGATAATATTGTCACCTTCGTTAGTACCAGAAGCATCTGTTCCGTTCATTAATATTTCGTTACCAGTTTGTAAGTCTTGACCCCAGTTAGTACCAGATGAACCAATTTCATCAGCCTTACTTGTTGGGATGTTCGATGTTATTGGATGATCCATCCAGTAAATAAATGATGATGTTCTATAGATTACATCTGGGTAAAAGTTATTTTGTCCTTGAGCAGTCTTTGCATTTGGATTTTTAGAAAGGGATGCAAATGTTTCAAGTACACCAGAAAGTCTTTGTCCTGCTGTATCACTATCAAATCCAGCAATAGTTCCAGTTGTGTCAAAAACTACAATGTGTAGTTCATCGCCTGTACCTCTACCGTTTTGAGTTGCCCAAGCAGACGTGCCTGGCGCACCATCAAACATGTCATAGAATTTCCACCTACGTCTGATAAATTGTTGTGTTGGTAATGCAGCGACTAATCCAGTACCGTTTACATTATCAAGTTCTCTAATTGTCGCAGTGTTGTTAGTGATATCAACGAAAGTCACTTCATATTGTTTATCTTCATGTCCACTTGTTTGTGTGGCAAATGTAGATGATGTGAAGAAAGCAAGTATATCTCCAACATTAATTTCGTTATCTGCAGCATCAATATCGTCTAGTGTAATTGAAGTTGCACCAGAAGCAGCTGCTGAAGCAACTTTATTTGCAGTAGTTAAGTTTTGTTCGTAAGCAGTTCCACTAGCACATACAGAAATAGCAATACTATTTCCTTCTGAACCAGAAGTTCTTGCAGCCCATAAACCAACATTACCTTGCCCTTCAGCAAAAGATGTTGTATAATGGTCAGTTGATCTTATTAGTAATCCACTTGCGTTTGATGTTGCGTTTAAAACACCAGACTCAACACGAACTACTCTTAGAGCATCTGAATATTGTAAAAAGTTAGCGGCTGTAAACCAAGTTTCGTAGTTAGATGCATTAGGTTTTCCAAAGATTTTTACTAATTCTTCTTCTGAACCAATTGCAGTAACCTCACCGACAGGCCCCTTATCAAATGACCCAGCAATTGCACCAATAGATGTTGCAACAGCAGGAACTACATTTGTTAAGTCGACCTCTTTAACTTGGACGCCAGGTGATACTAGAAATGCCATGATTTACTCCTTGTCCTTTAAGTTATGCCCGTTTAGCATTATTCTTACTTAATCATTACTTTTATTTATAATTTACCGTTTCTTAAAAACCCACATTTATATGTATTTAATCATATAAATAGTAGTATGACAACACATTACGAAAAATACAAAGACACCATTAAAAAGGTTGCAAGAAGAAACTATCGCAAACGAGGCGTTTGGTTAAACAATATTCTAGCAAATCAATCTTGTACACATTGTGGTGAATCAGAAACAGTCTGTCTCAAATTCTACCCTCACGATAATGTAATTCGCTCTCAAACCAAAAGAAAAGGTATGAACGATGATAGCCGAGAACAAATACAAGAATTAATTGATAACTCTAAGGTTGTTTGTTCTAACTGTTGGATTAAACTAGATAGTGATTTGATAGAATTTCTCTAATCAACATTTCCAGCAACCATTACTCTGTCATGTTCACATTCTTGTGGTGGTACACAATGCATGTTATACTGATATTTATCATTTGCAAGTATTCCATTCCAAAAAATTAAAGTATCTTCTTCTGGTATAATTTCTAAATTTCTTTGTTCAAATACTAAGGGTGAACACTTAGGGCAACATTCTGCATAGTAAGTCCACGCCCATACAACACTATGTATGTGTGGTGTCGCTTCATCACCCTTCTGATATATTGCACCCCAACAATCTTTTGATTTCCATCTTCTAGCATGTCCAGTAAAATAGTCTAATACATCTATTACTGAGTCTGATATTTCCCCAAAGATTGGATCAAAATGGTTCATATGCCAACTAGTTCTGTGTTCAGCAAGTATATTTGTAGACTTGCCTGGATGATTTTTTAAATTAAATGCATCATCTTTTATTATACTTTTGATTAGAAGTCTTTTATCCGTAGGTATATTTAATTTAACTTTACCAATCGGATGAATAGTCTCTAACAATTGGAGACCACCTTGTTCCATATTCATCTACCATCTCCCCAATGTTTTCATCTTCTAAACCATCTACTATGAATCCAAAAGGAGCCATATCTTGTTCTATTTGGTTTTTATTTTCTTGCAACATGCGTTCTCGCATATCCATGTTAGTTAATTCTTTAAAATACGTTTGGTCAATCGACCATGCAAACATAAACAAACATGCAACCAAATCATCGTTACATCCATCGTCTGCTTGAAAGGACGATCCTTTTACTATGAATGTTGATAATTCGTTTATCATGTCATAGTCTTGTACTATCATTTTATCATCTTCGATCATCTGTTTTAGATTAGAACAACCAATCTTCTTAACTGCTTTAGTTGTTCTTACACCCAACTGTGCCCTACCACCACTAAATCCACCACCCATGATTTGTCCAGCACGACCTCTCATAGATGCCATAACTAGATTATCATATTCTAAATCAAACTGTAATGTATTAGCAACTTGTTCACCTATATCATTTACCTCTACCAAAACAAATGCTTGATTATATGCTCTTGCAACATCATATATTTTTTGTGGGAACAATAGTGGTTTTATTTCGTTATCTCTGTACTTCGCACATATTTTATATGGTATCTGTGTTACGTCAAAAACAACAAAGGCCGAGTAATCACTCTCTACTCCTCTTGCAACGTCCACCGTTATAAAATAAGTATGGTTTTTTTCTGGTGGATAATAAACATCTAAACCTTTATTAGATTGTATCGGAGTCTTATATGCAAGTTCTCTTAGTTTTCGTGGCGAAATGAGTGTATCAATAGAACCTAAAAACTCACACTCAAACTCTGTGTTAAACTGTTGTTCACTAGTATTCGCAATAGTTTCTTTCTTCCATTTCTCATCTCGGCCTGGTACTTCTGACCAATGAACCTCGATAGGTATATAACTATTTCGTTTTTCTTCTGCTTCTGTCCATATCTTATAGAAC